ATAAATGCGAAGCCCCAAATTACCCAATTAGTGTCATTTTTTTAATTTCTGTTTAACATTTGAATAAAAATTTACGTATTTTTGACAAAATCAGAATCAACAAACCAACAAAACCAACATTAAACATGGATTTTAAAAACATTTTTTTTGCAGTCAAATTTTACGGAATAATTGGAAGCATTTACATTTTTCAATTTTCATTCATGGCTGCATTCATTCTTGAATTGATTGAATACAATAAAACAGGTCACGGAATCGAATTGATTTGTGGGTTTTTGTGCTTGTGGATGTCTATAAAATCATTCAAAATGAAGATTGCATACATCAGAAGTTTTACAGATAGAATTGGTTCATCACTTGATAAATTAAATAATTCAGGATTCAACAGACGTGAAAGAAGAATTTTTCAAAGGAAGTTAATTCAGATGGAATCACAGAATAAAACCATTTAGGAATGTCAACAATCATGAAAAAAGGTGACTTTGCCAAGATGATTGGCGTGGTTGCATCATATGTTGATACATATGTGAAACGTGGACGTGTGGTTGTTTTGGTTGATGATCCAAAAATGGTTGATATAACGGATCCAACTAATGCTGATTTTGCGCGCTGGGTTCGTGAAAACAAAAAAGCAAAAACCACAATTCCAGTTGAAAAGAAATCAATTGAAATTCCAAAAGTTCAAATTGAAAGAACTATTTCTGAAGCGCCAAAAACTGAAGCTGAAAAAACAGTAAATAAAATCATGATCAGAAAAAATGAAGCTGATCTTGAAAAAAAGCTGGTTGATATTGAAGAAAAAAAGCTGAAGAATTCCAAATTAAGAGGTGAAACGATACCCACAAAGATGGTAAAAGACTTGATTTCACAGCTTTCAAAGTCTATGATTTCAGCTTACAAAGATTCAGCACAACAATTGCTGGTTGAATTTTCACATAGAAAAAAATTAAGTGCATCAGAAGAATCAGAAATGAATGGTGAATTGATTAAAATTATTAATTCATCACATGATAAGGCAATTTCTGAAGCCAAAAAACAGCTTGAAGTTATTGTTTCAACTGTTTCAGATCAGGTTGCACAAGAAATTGATTCAGAATAATATCCATTTGATTCAGTAGGATGATATGAAAAAAGATATTGACATCATAAATTTGAATAATGACTATTTGAACATATTTCAAGATATACTTGAAAATGCCAGAATCAAAATTTCAAATATTAAACCATCAGATTGGGTTGAAGAAAATAGATACATGACACCAGATGTTTCACCAATACCAGGAATGTTTTCATATAAAAATTCACCATATACAAAAGAAATTATTGATTGTTTGTCACCTGATAATCCAGCAAGGACAATTGCAGTAATGAAGGGTGCGCAAATTGGTTTTTCAGTTGGTGTAATTGAAGGTGGAATTGGTTGGATTATATCACAGAATCCAGGAAATATTTTGTTTCTAGTTGGACATGAAGAATTAGTCAAGGATGCTGGAACAAAAGTTGACAGGATGATTGATAATTCAGGCATTAGACACATGATAAAATCAACATCACAGCGTGCCAGGAATACAAAATCAGGTGACACGGATTCCATGAAAGAATTTTCATCAGGATATTTAAAACTTGGAATTGCAAACCATAAAGCATTAAGAAATATTTCAATGCAATATGGGTTCATTGATGATTTTGAATCAATGAAATCTGATACAAAACAATCAGGATCCACAAAAGAAATGATTGAACAGCGTTTTTCAGCATACGCAAAGAAAATGAAGCTGTTTTTTATTTCAACACCAGAACTTGAAGAAACGTCAAACATTGAACCAGTTTATTTATTAGGGGACCAAAGGAAATATCACATTCCTTGTCCATGCTGCAATGAATTTATTATTATTGATTGGGTTGTAAAATCTGAATTGAATGAAAATGAAAACGCTGGAATGTCATGGACGGTTGATGAATCAAATCAATTAATTGAAGAATCAGTTGGTTTTATTTGCTATAAATGCGGAAATTTTTTTGATGATAGTGATAAAACTTCATTGATTAGAAAAGGAAAATGGATTCCAACAGCAAAACCATCTGAACCAGGATATAGATCATATCATATTTCGTCACTGTATGCACCAACATACATGTTTTCGTGGACACATTATGTTAGAAAATACCTTGAAGCCAATCCAATTGGAGGGAAAAGGAATGAAGAAAAGTGGAAAACGTTTCAAAATCTTGTGCTTGGTTACACTTATAAAAAAACAGGTGAATCAATCAAGGCGTCACAGCTTCAGGAAAACATACGGCCATATGAAATTGGAACTATTCCTGAAAAACTTTCAATTGCTGATGGTAATGGTAAAATTGTTATGATCACACTTGGAAGTGATATGAACGGCCTTGAAGATGATGCGCGGCTTGATTATGAAATTGTTGCTTACAGTGAATCAGGTGCATCATATTCAATTAGACATGGATCTATTGGAACGTTTTTCAATAAAGATTCTGGAATAAGGGACCGTGAAAAATTCACATACAGGCGTGGATCTTCAAAAAGTGTTTGGAATGAGTTCAAGAAAATATTGGAAACTGAATTTGTCACCGACACCGGAAGGCGCATGATGATATTCATGTCTGGACTTGATTGTGGCTATCAAAAAAACCATGCATTTGAGTTTTTAGATTCAACAAGCCTTCCAATAATTGGATTAAAGGGAAAAGGTGAAAATAAATATCAGAATCTTGAAGTTGATAAAAAGACATTCAAAAAATCACTTGAACGTTCAAAGGATTTATACATGGTTGAAACAAACCACACAAAAGATATTTTATCAATGTACATGAGTTTGATTTGGGATCCTAATTGGCAGGAATCACAGCCAGCAAACTTCATGAATTTTCCAACCCCATCTGGTGGGTTGTATTTGTTGAAAAATTACTTCGCACATTTTGAAGCTGAAGAAAAAAGAATTGATAAATCTGGTAATTTCATTTGGGAAAAGAAATCACCAAACCATCAAAATCACTTATTCGATTGTAGGTTGTACGCAAATGTTGTAAAAGATGTTTTGCTTGAAAACATATTCCAAGAATTAAAAATCAAGAATGGAACATGGAAGGATTATGTGGAAATGGTAGTTGGTAAAAAGTAATTTTACCTCATCAGTAAATTGCCAAACGCCCCAAGCTAAGTTACATAATAAGGCGTTATAAGTCTAAAGACATTATAATCTGTTATTATATAAAATAGCCACACAATAGCGTTACCATTTCCACAAATTTAAATAAAAAATGCGAGAAACTAAAAGAATCTCGCATTTTATTTACTTACAGAAATCACAGAAACCACATCAGATGATCATTGCAAATATATAATTATTTTTTATCATCAATAGAAATTAATGTTCTATTTTGAAAATATTTTATTTTGTCACCAATTTTTGCGTTTTTATATTCTTGAATAAATTCTTGAATTTGGTTTTCATTCCATCTGATTGAAGCTGCTGCATTCTTGAATTTATTTTCAATGTCAGTTCTAATCATTGAATAATGATCCATTAAAAGTGAATCATCCATTACAAAGATGTGTGTTGACGTGTTTACCTTAACAGATGGATCAACAAGAACTGGATATTTTACAGATGATGAAATGCTGGTTAATGGGTACATTTTATGTATGAATGGCATATAATATGATTCAATTGGTTCTAAAATCCAGTTTTTTTGCTTGTAATATGTGCGCATTCTAGTCACAATTAGATCATATTGATCTGAATTAATTATTTTTTTTCCTTCCAGAATCATTTCAGGTGAATAAAAATGATCAGCAGCAGCCATAATGAAGTGTGTTGAACCTTCTGATTTTGCATGTTGAATCATCATATTGTGTTTTACACGTTCATTTTCCTTGGTTGAAAGCGTTAAATCAGGTGTAAATTCATGAATTTCAAAGTTTAACGCCTGTTGTGTATTAAAATCAATTAATGGACCATTAATGAAGTTATGATGTCCTTTATTTGATATGGTTTGAATGAAAATTGATATTTGATCAACATGATTTTTGTGATGCTTAATTGAATCAAGTAACATTTGAACATCATCACCAGTCCAAAATGTGTATAGTAAGTGCAATTTCATAATTTATTTTTGTTTGGTTTATTTTAAAAAGGAACATCACTAACTGGATTCTGTTTTACAATTTTAGTTGTAAATTCCATTTTTAGATTGTACCTGTATTCTAGTGATTTTTTAACGTTTTGTGTATTTGTAAGAACTTGAATATTTCCGATTGTGTAACCAAGATGTTCTTCTTTTCTATCAATGTGAAAAGAATCTTTTGTTTTTCCTTTGCCAAGCATGTATTCTGTTTTAACACAAAACGCTTCAAATTGTTCAAAGGTCAAATCAAATTGTTTTCCACGTCTTTTTGCATTTTGTCTTAAATTATTGAATGCATTTTTAATGGGGTTTTCAGTTCTGAATTTCAATTTCAAACACTTGTGGCATAATCCAGAACAGTGTTGATTGTTTCTGCAATAGTTGGTTACACATTTTTGCATCTGTTTTTTTTTTTTTGCGGTTTCATTTTTCTGTATTTATTAATTGTAAATATATAAAAATATATTAAAGTATATTTATTTTTATGTAAACTTTATTTAAAACATCAGTAAATCAACACTTTAACTTTGCAGGGTTTCCATAAACAATTTCATTTTCATTCACATTCTTAACAACAACAGATCCAAGTCCAACAAGTGAATTTTCACCAATTTGAATCCTATTTCTAATTGTAACACCAAGTTTTATTTTTGATTTCCTTCCAATCACAGCGTGTCCACCAATGATTGTTCCAGTGCAAATTTCACAATCATCACCAACAAACGCATCATGTCCAACGTGTGAATGTGCCATTATTATATTGTTGTTGCCAATAAAAGTTATTTTATTCTGTTCAAAAGGGCGTTGGATTGAAACGAATTCACTAATTACATTATTATTTCCAATCTGAACATGGCCTTTAAAATCCTTTTGTGATACACCACGCATTTCACCATTTGATCCAATAACGCAATATGCACCAATTGTGTTTCCTGTTCCAAGAATAACGTTTGGATGAATTATTGCTGTTTTGTGAATATCGTTTCCATCAATATTGATCCAATCATGGTTGTATAAATCATTCATTTTTTCTATATTTTATTTGTTATAAATTCAACCCACTGATCATTATTCATGTATGGATTTGAAAAACCTTTTTTCATTCCATTAATCACATCTGGATGCAGTCCTGAAATACCCTTCAAGATACGTTTATTTTTTAAATATTCATCCGGAAGTGATAAAGCAAAATCAACAAGATCATTATCAAGTAATGGATACCTTGTTTCCATTGTATGAAATCCAGCAATTGCATCTTCAATGTTCAGAACACCATTCAAAAATTTTAAATCATAATCAAAATGTGAAATGTCATATTGCGGACCATCATTTGATGTTCTTTTGATTACTTTATTTATTGGTTTGTTAATTCTGTGTGGATAACCACCAAAGAATTCATCACCACCAGCGCCCGAATAAATAACGGTGCAAAATTTTGAAGCAAATTCAGTTAATGCAAAATTTGTGTAACTTGAACCAACTTTTGGATCCTGGATGCATTGAAATAATTTATTTGAATATTCATTGAATAGTTCTTTGTTGCAAATCAATGAATAATGTTTACCGGTTGAATTTAATTTTATGTTTTCAATTTCAGAATAGTTTGAATCCACATAATCCATTGAAAAGCTATATTCAGGCTTCATGAACCTTGCAATTATTCCAGAATCAATTCCACCAGACAAGAAAACACAATCATTTAGTTCTGTTTTGTTTCTATCACATGATTGAATGAATAATTTCTTCAACTGAATCTTTGCTTCATTGTAGGTAATATTAATTTTTTCAGGAATTACAAGTGATAATTTTCTTGTTCTGGTTATTCCTTTATAAATTGAATTTACATTCATAACACCAAGATCGTATTTGAATTGGTTCAATTTATCTTGATCAATTTCAATTTCAGGACATGCAGCAAGAATTGATTTTATTTCTGAAGCAATGAATATTTTATTTCCTTTTTTATATTCATATAGTTTTTTGATTCCAAATTTATCAGTGAATGTGGTCCATTCTGTTCCATTAAAATATAATACAGCAAAAAAACCATTCAATTCATTTAGTTTTTTTCCTTTGAATTTATCCAGGAACTTTGCCAATAATTCTGTATCACATTTTGAATCTAATTTGATGTTGTATTTTTCAGCTAATTCATTGTAGTTTGAAATAAATCCATTCATCCACACCATATAATTATTTGATGTGAATGGTTGCATTTTAGCTGTTGAATCGGTTATTGGAAGCCAACTGAAATTCACAAATGAATTTGCAGTTTTTGTTACACCTTGAAAAATTCCACGTTTTGATGAATTATCAATCATTGATTGAATATCTTTCAAAGAACCATTTAAAACAGCGTTTATTCCACACATGTGATTTGTTTTAAAATTTTATCAGCAATAGGATCGTTTATAAATGATGTATTTTCCCACAATGCAAATGGTGTCATGTTCACATTTGATTTAATATCGAATGCATAAACATTAAATTGTTTTAATGAAAAAATAAATGATGTGTGTGGTGTTGTTTTCAATTTATCTTGCATTGAATTATCAAGAATTTTTGAGTGTTTTATTTGCCATGGTTGCCAGTTCCATTCATTCATTAATCTTGCAGAAATCAACCTACCAGCACCGCATGTGTGGCCAATTCTTCTGGAATCAGAATATCCACCCCAATAAGACATTTTTTTCGATATAGTGTCGTAAAAATACCAATCCAACACTGCAACATAATCAACTTGTAGGTTTATTTGTTCAACATAAACACAAAGAAGTTCATTTGTAATTAGATCATCAGAACCAACACACAAAACATAATCACATTGAAGTTTTCCAGCAAGTATTGTTGTAATGTTCATTTTTGAAGCCAATGGATCATTTTCAATTTCAATATAAATGAATCCATGATTTTCAACCATGTGTTTTGATTTTACACCTTCAGAACCAGCAACAATTACAATTATTTCCAAATCAGGATGATTCAATTTCTTTGTTGCATTTGCAAACATTTCAAAAACTTCAGGACGTTTCCAGCATGCAGTGACAATTGCCATGCGTTTTTTCCATTTTGGAAGGTTTTTTATTTTTGAATCTTCAATGACTTTATTTGCTTGAATTTTGCATTGTTGTTGTTCTTCTGGATCAATTTCACCATCGTATTCTTTTATGAATCCATTTGCAATTAAACTTGGAATGTTTGCACGAATGAAAAAAGATTCTAAATACACTTCATTTCTTTTTAGAAGTTTTCCGCCACGTGAACTGATGGTTTCATGCTTTATAATGTATGATTTCATTTTAAAACGGTTGTGTAAAAGTTAAATGATTCTTGATCCATGTGTTTTTGAATGAACAATGATTCATTATCTTCATTCACGTATCTATGAAGATAATCAATATGATTCCTTCCACCACATTTTCCAACACCATGTTTAATTCCAATTGAAATTATCTTTTCAGGTTTAAAAAGTATTCCTTTTAAAGTTTTCCAAAGATGTAAATCTGTATATGGTTCATGATCCACGCACCAATGGAAATCAAGGTCAGCTTTCAAAAGTGTATTCATAGCTGATGCACGCCTTGAATGATTCATTATTAAATGCGCTTTTATTCCAATATGGTAATAAATAGTGTAATTAGTTCCAAGTATATCAGGCTTATCACATTCAATCCATTTATTAACCATTGTTTCAATGTAATCAGATGAATAATAATCATCATTTTCAATCAGTAAAACACAATCAAAGTTTTTGTTTCTGAAATATTCATATCCTATTCTGTAACGTTGTGTAATATCAACATTATGATTCAACGGTTCATAATTCACAACATGAATATGCGCTTTCATTGTTTGGTTTTCCATCATTCTTTTGCAATTATCCAAGAATTTTGGGCGGTCATTTCTATCTGGTATTAAAATTCCTATCTTCATGAAACAAATTTATAAAAAATTCCGTAATTAAAAAGAAATATATTAATATCATATATTTTTGCTTCAAATAAAATTCAAATAGATATGGCTAGTGATTCAGTAGGACAAGAAAGAATTTCACAAGTAGTTGGTTACAAGATTACAAAAGGAAATTTCAACGAAAACACCCCTAATTTACCACAGCGTGTGGTTATTATTGGTGAAGCCAATGATGCAAATCAAGCTGATTTAGTTCTTGAAGAAACTGAAATATTATCAGCACAACAAGCTGGACAATTATATGGTTTTGGTTCACCGTTGTATCTTGCAATGCGAATTTTACGCCCCTTAAATGGCGGTGGACTTGGTGGCATTCCAACTTTCGTTATTCCACAAGAAGCGGCTGTTGGTGCAACAGCAAAAGTTCTTGAATTAACACCAACAGGTGTTGCAACAGGAAATGGAACACACACTGTTATTTTAAATGGTAGATCTGGACTTGATTCTGTATTTTATAATTTCAGCATTGTTTCTGGTGACACAACAGCTGATATTACAGCTAAAATTGAAGATGCAATCAATAATGTTCTTGGCGCGCCTGTTGTGGCTGTTTCAACTGATTATGAAGTTACATTGACTTCTAAATGGAAGGGTTTAACATCAAATGATTTAAACATTTCTATTGAAACAAACGGAAATGATCTTGGAATAACATATGCAACAAATGTAAATGCTGCTGGATCAGGAACACCAACAATTCCTTCTGATTTGCTTGGAACTGAATGGACAACAATTGTGTTGAACACATATGGAACTGTTACTGCTGTTATGGATTCTTTGGAATCAATCAACGGTATTCCAGATCCTACAAATCCAACTGGAAGATTTGCTTCAATAGTAATGAAACCATTTATTGCATTGACTGGAAGTGTTTCAACAGATCCGTCAGCAATCACAGATGCACGCCTTGATGATGTCACAATTGCATTATGTCCAGCATTTGGATCAACTGGTTTTCCTTTTGAAGCTGCTGCAAATATGTGTTCATTGTTTGCACGTCAATCAAATGACAATCCGCACTTGGATGTATCTGGAATGTCTTATCCTGATATGCCAGTTCCAACAACACTTGGAACATCTGGAACATATGATTTCCGTGATTCAATAGTGAAAAAAGGTTGTTCAACTGTTGATTTGGTTGCTGGTAAATTCAAAATAATGGATTTTGTCACAACTTATCATCCAGTAGGTGAAATACCACCACAATTCAGATATTGCCGATCATTAGTGATTGATTTCAACATGCGTTTTGGTTATTTCTTATTAGAACAAATCAATGTTGTTGATCATGCAATTGCAGCAAACGAAGATATTACATTTGCATCAAAAGTTGTTAAGCCTAATCAATGGAAATCAATCTTGTTTGGTTATGCTGATGATCTTGCTAAAAGATCGTTGATTGCTGATACTGCATTCATGAAAGAATCAATTGTTGTAAATTTATCAACTGTAAATCCTGACAGATTTGAAACATTCTTTAAATATAAAAGATCTGGATTCATTAGAATTGCATCAACAACTGCTGAAGCTGGTTTCAATTTCGGTTCAAATTAATTTTTAAACAACAATAATAAATAATTATGGCTGCTCACGGTGATATTATAGAAATAAGATTTAACCATCCATCAGTTGGATCAGGTGTATTTTTCCCAAAATCAAATGAAGGAAACAAATTTGATCCAGGTGGAATCAGAAACAATGATGATGCAAATGGAATTACTGCTGCTGGTTCAATCATGTATCAAAAAAACCGTGTCATGGGTTCTGTTGAAGCAATGATTGAAAATGATAACCAAGTAAGATTGGATGCTGAAAAGGTTGCAGAACTTCAAAAAGAAAGTTTAGAAGCTGTTTGGACAATCACAATGATTAATGGAACAGTTTGGAAGGGAACAGGCGCACCAGTTGGTGATGTTTCAGTTGATGTAAACGCTGGAACATTTACTTTGAAGGTTGTTTCTGGTAACTTTGAGAAAATAGCATAAAACACACCGCACCAAATGGTGTAATACCACACAAAACCAAATAATAAACCAATATAATGGGATCAGTAAACAGAAGTGTTGCAATCCAAGACATCACAAGATGGCTTGATGAAAAAAAAGTAAGAGAATCAAAAAGAACAGAATTCAAACAACATATTGATGGCTTAATTTCAGCTGTTGAAGATGGTTTGATTGTTGTCAATGAAGATGGAACAATTACACAATCTTTATTGTGGCCAATTGGTGAAAAGGAAATTGATAAATTGACATACAAAATGCGCTTGAATTATGAAATGGTTAAGCCGTATTTAAAGAACATTCAAGCTGATAATGGAAATGAACGTTTAATTGCTTATGCATGCGCATTAACAAATGAATCAAGTGGAATTTTGAATAAACTTGATTCTGAAGACAGTGTCATTATGCAATCAATAGCGGTTTTTTTTCTCTAGATATTGATAATATTAATGTAATGGTGAAAACGGTGGTAAGATACCACCATTGGACACCAGAAACAGTTTTAAATCTGTATCTTGATGATACAGATTTTTTTGGTTTGATATACTGGTACAATGACGTTGTTCAAGTATTAGAAGAACTAGAAAAACAATAAAATTATACTCAAAACATGAAGTTTGTAATTCCTTCAATATTTACTGCCGTTGATAAATTCACAGGACCATTATCAAAAATGTCTGGGAGTGCTTCACAATTTGCAAGTAAACTTGACAGGGATTTCAGAAAAGCAGGACAAACAGCATTTTCAATTGGAAGGAATGCAGGGGCGGTTGGATTGGCAATTGCAGCACCTTTAGGATTGGCGGTGAAACAGGCTGTTGATTTTGAAGATGCAATGGCTGATGTTGGAAAAACTACTGGATTAAGCGGAAAAAAACTTGAAGATCTTGGAAGTTCCATTTTATCAATTTCAGGAAAAACAAGAACTTCAATTGATGATCTTGTAAAGATTGGTGAAATTGGCGGCCAACTTGGTATTGCTTCAAAAGACATGGTTTCATTCATTGCATCAGCTGACAAATTCAATATTGCATTGGGCGCTGATTTCGCTGGTGGTGTTGAAGAAGCTGTTTCATCTGTTGGAAAAATAAAAGCACTATTTGGTGATACTAGAAATTTAAATATTTCTGATGCTATTATGAAAACAGGATCAGCAATCAATGAATTGGGTGCTGTTGGTGCTGGAACATCAGCAAACATCACTGATTTCACATTAAGATTAGGTGCGCTTCCAGATGCATTGAAACCTTCAATATCAAACACATTAGCATTAGGAACATTCCTTGAAGAATTAGGAGTAAATGCACAGATTGGTGCTGGCGGTATGACTAACTTTCTTTTAGTTGCAGGTCAAAATATTAGTGGATTTGCAACACAAATGAAGATTTCATCTGTTCAGGCAAAAGCATTATTAAAACAAGATCCAACAGAATTTGCCAAACGATTTGCAACAACATTCAAAGGAATGGCACCTGAAGTGATGGCGGCTAAACTTCAGGATCTTAAGCTTGGATCACAAGAAACAATTAAAGTCATTGGTGCGCTTGGCTCGTCAACTGAAAGATTGACAGAACTACAAAAAGTTGCAGCAGGATCATTTGGAAAAGGGACCAGCTTACAATCTGAAGCTGCAAAGAAGAATGAAACAATGGCTGCAAAAATGGGTATTTTAAGAAACAATGTAAAATCATTATCCATAACAATGGGTAATGCATTATTGCCTGTCATAAATTCAGTTGTTGAATCAGTAATGCCATTTGTAAAAGGAATTGCAGACTGGATTAATAGAAACAAATCATTATCAGCAACAATAATCAAAGTTGTTGCAGGTGTTGGATTGTTGGCACTTGGAATTTCAGGTGTTGCATTTGCTGTTGGAATATATCAAAAAGCTGTTGTAATTGCACAAGCTGTTCAAATGGCGTGGAATGCTGCAATGGCTGCGAATCCAATTGGTTTGCTGGTTCTTGGAATCACCGCTGCTGTTGGTGCTGTTTATTTATTAACAAAGGCGTTTAGCGCAATGAGTACAGCAGAATCAATTGGAAATGAAGTAAGGGAACGTGCGCTTGAAAAGACACTTGATCAACGTGTTGAAATAGTTCAATTATTTGGTGCATTAAGAAATGCAAAGGCTGGAACAGATGCATATAATGAAACATTGAAAAAAATTGATGCTATTCAACCAGGAATAACAAATAAATACAATCTTCAAGCTGGTGCATTAAGAAATATAAATGCAGCTGAAAAGGAATTAACAGCAAGCATCATGAAGCGTGCTGAAGCTGAAGTGCGTGCCGAAATGCTGAAAGAATCTATCAAGGAAAAAATGCGTTTGCAACAGGAAGGACCATCAATGTTGCAACAAATAATAGGTGCTGGAAATATTGGTGTTGCTACTGGTTCAAATAGAAAAGATATTGCAGAACAGCAACAAAGAATCAATGTTTTAAGCACTGGTGTTGCAAAGGACCAAATGCAGGCGGCAAATCCTGAAAAAGCAAAACAAAATGGAATTATAAACAGATCTGAATCTGTTGAAAAACAAAAGATTCAATTTGAATTTTTAGGAATGCCAGATTGGATGCAACCAACAGTTAGAAGTTCAGCAAAAGCATTGCCAAAATTATCAACAACATCATAATGGATTTATTAGTAATTGAAACAGGAAATGGCGGTGATGTTGTTCTAAATGGAAATGATTTGGTGACAATAAACGGTTTTGAAAACATGCCATATATTGGAATGTTTGGGGGTAATGTTGAACAATCAACAATCCAAAACCAAACTATCATTGCAGGTGAACAACAGATTGATTGGTGGGGCAATTCATTATTAATGTTTAATAATCCTATCATTCAATATAATTCAACACTTGAAAGCACTTTAAAAAAGATTTCAATCACATCATCAGCACGTGAAACAATAAAACGTGCTGTTGTTGAAGATTTGAAATTCATTCAATCATTTGGAAAATCAACAGTTGATGTTTCAATAACTGGAATTGATAGAATTCATATTTTAATCCGTATTCAACAACCAAACAGTACTGAATTAAATGAGTTTTTATATATTTGGAATTCAACAAATGAAGAATTATCAATGCCTGAAATTCAAGGAATTGAAAACGGAAATGGTATTGCATTAAATAATATTTTAAATTTTGAACTATAATGGCACGTATTGCGTTTGAAAATAAGGAATCAACTAGAAGTTCTAGTTTGCCAGCAAAAAATCAAGTTAAAGATGCTGATTTAAACGAAATCAAAACATCTGTTAATAGTTTGTATGATGATGTTGATGCAATAGGTGTTGATGTAGCTGCAATAGTTGGAAATGCACCAGCTAACATGAATACGCTGGAAGAAATTTCAAGCTCCATTGGAAATGATCCTGACTTCGTTACAACTGTTGGAAATGCATTAAATAATAAAGAAGACTCTCTTCCTACAATGGTAGGTGCTTCATTAAAAGTGCTTCGTGTAAATACAGGTGAAACAGCGAAAGAATGGGTAACTATTTCAACAGCAATAGAAATTGGAGTTACAGCAATCACAGGCGGAACGACTAGACGAGTACCATTTAATAACGCTGGTGTTATTTCCGAAAGTGCTAATTTAGTTTTCGATGCTTCAAATCAGTTAGTAATCGGAGGTCATACAGGTGGTGCAAGGGTTGACGTAAAATGTGGAGGGGCTTTGAGCACTGATTTGGGGTTGAGAGTAAGAAATAGTGCTGAAACATTCGATACTTTAAAGGTGAAAGGTGACGGGACAGTTAGCGTTGTGGCTGGTTCTACATCGGGAAGTTTGAAAGCATTAGACGTTAGATATGCCACAGACACAATATCATTGCTTAGTGTAAGGGGTGACGGCTTAGTGTATTTTGCTAACGATTTAAGTTATTTCAACCCAAACACATTTAGGCTTAACATTGAAGGGGCTGGTATTGTTAATGGAACAACATCTATTAATTTACTAGCAACATCAGGAGATGTTATTCTAAGTCCTTCTAATGCGGAAAAATTCAGAATCTCATCAACAGTAGCTACTTTTGCTGAAGGAGTTGGGATTGTTTTAGGAACAACAACAGGAACAAAAATAGGTACTGCATCATCACAAAAAATAGGTTTTTGGAATGCCACACCAATAGTACAACCAACAACATCTGTTGCAAGTGCTACATTAACAGGCGGAGGAGGTGCAACAATAACCGATACAGATACTTTCGATGGATACACACTAAAACAAATCGTAAAAGCATTAAGAAATTCAGGTTTATTAGCTTAATAATTTACTATATTAGCATAAAATTTTAAAACATGGGATTAATAATAAAATCAACAGAAACAAAGAAAATCCAAAGTCAAGGGTACGATGGGAAAATTTCAGAACTTGAAAGCGTTTATGCACGTTTAGAATTTGCTTGCCGACCAAACGGCACAACTATTGAGAGTGCATTCCCTTACATCTTTTTGAGTAAGGAAGCGTTTAAATTGAATGCTCCAACTATTCCAACAGATGTTCCAACAAGTGCAACGGGTGAAGTCGTAGAACAGTCTATGTTTACGGCTCATGAAGTAGCAAGAGATCTGTTAGTTAAAGAAGGTTATGACGTTGTAATTGATTTGTAATTATTATTTTACATATAAAATAAATGACAACAATTCCAACACTGCAACAGATTTATTCAAATGTTCTTGCTGATCTTGAATCTGAATTCAATGTTACTATTCCAGTAATTGGCAAATCATTTTTGCGTGGTTTAGCTGCTGTTCAAGCGGCTAAATTGTGGCTTTCTTATAAAGCACTTGGAAATGTTCAGAAAAACACTTTTGCTGATACTGCTGATCCTGAATCAATGGGTGGAACACTGGAACGGTGGGGACGTGTTAAACTTGGAAGAAATCCATTTCCAGCTGTTTCTGGACAATACACAATTCTTGTTTCAGGGACCATTGGCGCAATCATTCCTGCACAAAGAACATTTAAATCTGATGATAGTTCATTGAATCCTGGCAAATTGTTTGTGCTTGATGCTGATTTCACACTTGATGGAACAAATCTTATTGTTGTTCGGGCGCTTGAATCTGGAATTGATTCAAAACTTTCAATTACTGACACATTAAGTTTAACAGCACCAATTCCATTGGTTAATGGAACAGCTGTTGTGACTGCTGAAACAGTCCAGCCACAAGCACCAGAAGAAATTGAAGAATACAGGCAAAAAATACTTGAATCATTCAGGCTGGAGGCACAAGGTGGTGCTGGCGCTGATTATCGTTTGTGGTCTGGTGAAGTTCAAGGTGTGAACCAATCATATCCATATGCAGTAAGTGGATTTTATGGTGAAGTAAATTTATATATTGAAGCCACAATTGCTGATTCAGTTGATGGATACGGAACACCAACACAAGCATTGCTTGATGCTGTTCAGGAAAATATTGAAGTTCCAACAGTTGATTTGCCAGCACGAAAACCACTTGGAACAAAAGTGAATTATCTTGCAGCAAATCCACTTGAAGTCACAATCAACATTTCTTCATTTGTAGGTTCAACACCAACCATTGAAAGCACAATTGAAAATGCAGTTATTGCAGCACTTGAACTTGTAAGGCCGTTTGTTGATTCAATTGATGTTTTATCAGATAAAAATGATATTTTTGATGTGAATAATATTATCAACATTATTTTATCAGCACAACCAGGTTCGGTTTTTGGTGCTGTTACATTAACAGTTGATGGAAATTCAGTAAATACATTTACATTCTTAAATGGAAATATTCCATATTTGGGTTCAATTACTTACATCTGATGGGTTTAAATGCTGATAAACTAAAAGCATTAACGAAACAACTTTATCCAACTGGTAGGGTGTTTAAAATGCAAGAAGGATCTATTTTTGATCGTTTGCATGATGCATTGGTATTATCTGAAGAACGCTGTTTTGATGATATTGTTTCAACACTTGATTCAACACTTGCTGATAATGACAATTTCACAGTTGATGATGCTTTAATTTGGGAAAATAGACTTGGATTGATTTCAAATGATCTTGTTTCTTTAGTTGATAGAAAACTTGCAATTATTAGAAAACTGAATCATCCTGGAACAATTCGTGCACGCCAAAATTATTCATATTTACAACAGCAACTTCAATTGGCTGGTTTTGATGTGTATGTTTATGAAAATTTATCACTAGATTCAATTGAAGATATTTTATTTTTAAATAACTTAGCAATAAATCTTGGTCAAAATAATTTAGGTTCATTCAATCTTGGTGATACATACAGTATTTATGACCAATATTTCACACAATTTAATCTTGGTTCATTTAATCTTGGAAGTGCCAATTTAAATCAACAGGTGTACAATAATAAGGTTGTGAATAGAATTGATGTAAACCTAGATTTATTATTCAATGTTGGTTCAAGTTTGCGTTCAACATTTTTCATTGGTGGAAATCCACTTGGAACATTTGCAAATGTTGATCAAAACAGAAAAGATGAATTCAGGCAATTAATATTAAAAATAAAACCAGTTCAAACGGTTGGATATTTACTAATAAATTATATTTAAAAATGAAATTATTACAAGACAAATTAAGAGTTGAAGCGCCAAGTGCTGAATTTCCATATGGAAATCTAATAGATGAAACTGGTGTGAATGATGGAACAGCAGTAAACCGTGAATTTTTAACAGATATTGTCCAATTCTTTGAAAAGGCTGTTGATGAAGCTGGGGTTGTTCCAAACGGGATTGTTGACAATGAGTATGATGGGTGGCAATTGTATGAGGCGTTTAGAAAATTAACAAAACCATACAAGGTTTTAACAGGTTTATTAACACAATCAGGAACAAATGCACCAACAGTTACAATTTTAGGAATTAATGAAATCGGAACACCTGTAATGGCTTATGATTCTCCTGGGTTTTTTGGTTTAACTATAACAGGCGCTTTTATTAATGGGAAAACCACATATTCAATTTCTACCGGAATAAATGGTTTTGACGAAGCGTTTTTAATTAATTTTTTAAACGAAGATCTTTTTATTATTAAAACATATACGGGGGGTGCATTAGCAAATGATGTCCTTTTAAACACCCCTTTTGAAATTCGTGTATATGATTAAATTATCAGAAAAAAACGAAAAACTTTCATTCACCATTGATGGTGTAGAAGATTATTTCACGTTCAATTTCAATATAATTGAAAATGATGTAAATATTTATATTGGTTCACGTGTTATTTCTGGTAAATATTACGATTTCACAGATGAATCAGATGCTCCATTTCCTTCAGTTATTGAACTTGAAACATTGCTTTCTATTTATTCACAAGATGGTAAAGATTCAATTGGGCTTACTGATTCAGAATTAAGGGCAACACCAATTGAAACAACCGTTAATAAATCACAAGATTTTGGAATTGATGCTAGTGGAAGAACACGTATTTCACAAATAACAACTTTACTTGATGGGAAAACACTTGGTTCTGATGATAGTGATTTATTTGAAAATATAGGATCAGGAACAGCGGCTTTTAGTGCTAATAAAGTAAATTTATCTGTTACATCAGGGCAATATATTGTTAGACAAAGTAGAAGGTTTTGTCCTTATTTTTCTGGAAAAAATCAACTTATAGAAGCCACTTGTGATGATTTTGAAACACAAGCAGGAATTACTAAAAGAATAGGATATTTTTCATCATCGGCTGTCGCACCATATACATCAAATCTTGATGGTTTCTTTTTTGAAGATAATGGAGTTAAAAAAACATTTTATGCATACAGGGATGGTGTTGTGACACTTCAGAAAGACTTTGTTGAAATGGATGGTTATCAGTCTGCATCAACTTATAATTGGAGTAATTTCACTGTAATGGCATTTGATTTTTTATGGCTTGGCGGTGCTGTTTTGAGAATGTGGATAAAAACAGATCTTGGCTTCGTGTTGTTACACACATTCAATTATGCTGGATCAGCACAAGATGTGTTTATTTTATCACCAAATCAACCAATCAGATATGAAGTAAGAAGCAATTCAGGTGTTGGATCTTTGCACTATATATGTTCACAGGTGGCAACTGAAGGTTCAATTGATGAAGCTGGAAAAACACTATCTTTATTCAATGCAACTTCAATATCAACCAACACTGTTGGTGTAATATACGCATTAAAGAGTGTAAAAAAACAAGCAGCATTCAGAGATGTTGCTATGCAAATACTTGATGTTTCTGTTGGAATAACGGCTTCAACTGATTCAGGAATTTTGATGCTGATAATAAACCCTACATTATCAGCGCCAATAGTTTATGCAAATAAATCTAAAATTCAAGAAGGTACACCAACCAATCAAACCATCACAATCAACACAGGAAGGGTTGTGTGTGCTGTTCCAATCAATGTGGCTGGAAGTACAGATATTATAAAAGAAAATTTCCTTTCTTTTTTAAGTGGATCAATAGCAAATGCAATGGATGAATATGTGCTGGCATACATGCCAACAACAAACAACCAAACTGTACATGGGGTTTTAACTATAAAAGAATTTTAAAATGTTTTTAGAAATAAATAATACATCAAAAGCTAATTGGATTTTAATAAAACAAAATGACTACTTTGATGGAAACAATGGTGAAAGTGAAGATTGGATGCCAATTTCAAGTTGTGACATGATTTGTGTTGGTAAGATGGATTCAGTGGATTTTGTGGAAATGCACATTGGAAATGATAAATTTTATTTAACATGGGCGGTTGGAACTGGAAAAATACAACAAGTTAGCACCGTGAATGGTGTTGCACCAACAAGTATATTGGATTTAAAAACAAAAATTTTAGCACTTTTATAATGCAACTAAATGTCAATGCTGATAATGTGATAATTTTCACAAACAAACTGGAAAAAATGCACAAATCAGCATTTCCAGTTGCAGTTCGTGGTGCATTGAATTCAACAGCATTTGATGTTAAAAAAAGAACAATTGAAAAATTTGCAAATGAAAATTTCACACGAAGGCAAAAGAATTTCTTCAAAGCAAATTCACGTGTTGAAATGGCAAGTGGATTTGATGTTAATTCAATGGAAGCAACAGTTGGATTCATTCCTTTGAAGGGAACAAACAAGGCTGTTGATGATCTTGAACAACAAGAACATGGTGGAACAATAGGTGGAAGATCATTTATCGCAATGAATCCAGCAAGAACATCAAATTCAGCAAATAAAAATGTCAGAAGAAACGCAAGGATTTCACAAATAAATAACATTACAAAACAAAGAAACGTAAAAGGGAAAACCAGCAAGCAAAGATTCATTCAATCAGTAATTCAAGCTGGTAAAGGTGGGCATGTTTTGACTGAAAACAACATATTATTCAGGGTTGATTCAGAACGAAATTCTGTTGGACGTTGGAAAATAACAGCATTATATTCTTTTAAAAAGAAAAGATCCATCAAAGTAAAATCAACACACTTCATGGAACGTGCATCAACTAATTCAGCGAAACACATTGACAGGTTCTTCAAAATTGAAGCAATAAAACAATTTAGAAAATATACATAAAATGGCGTGGATTGATCAGATTGATAATGGTATTTCAATTAAAACAGGTGATGGAAAAATATATAATCCTGAATATTTTATAACATCATTTGATGAAGATTTTAATATTTCAGAATTTAATTTTCCAAATATAAAAGGAACACTTGTTGATAGACGTGAACCACTTGGAAGAAAATATTCACTTGAAATTTTATTCCAGGGAACTGATCATTTAGATATAGCAGAAGAATTCAGAATTTCAACCCACAATAAAAAATACTGGGAGGTTGCACACCCAATTTATGGAACTATATTTTGCCATCCAGCAACATTGAAGTATGATTCAACTGGTTTGAATACGACTAGAATAACAGGATCAATGATTGAAACAATAATCACTGATGCACCAAGAACAACAATTGATCCAGTTGAAAAAACAAAAATTGATATTGAAAATATCAATGAAACATACACATCAAAATTTGATGGAACAAGTATGTTTCCAAAACACACAAAACAAATGACTGCATCAGCAAAAACAGTCTATTCAAAAGGATCTGAAAATGTAAAATCAGGTGTTGAATCAAACAATTATTTCAACCTATTTAATGAAGCCAATTCAGCAATTGCAGCTGCAACAAATTATCCAGCAACAGCAATTGAAGCAATGAAATCATTAATGATGTACCCATCATTATTTTCAGAATCAGTTCAATTCAGAATCAAATTGTTTGTGGACCAAATAACATCTTTACAAAGTCAAATTTCATCACTCACAGATAAGCCATCTAAAATGATTTTTGAAAATGATTTAACAACATTAATGCTTGGACTTGTTCAATCAGCAATAACACCATTAAATCAAACAGATTATTCAGGCATGAATGATGTATTGTTTATTATTTCACAAATAACAACAACATATAATAGCATTGTTGAAGATTTGGATTCAATACAATCGTTAAATGGCGCTGAACCTGATTCATACATAAGTGATTATGAAAACATCACTGGAATTGATTCTGTTGTAAATTACGCTGTTTCACAATTGATGCTGATTGCGCTTAATTCATCACAAGAACGTTTATATATTTGTGATACTGATACTAATGTGATAACTTTAACACACCGTTTTTATGGAATTTCTGAAGATCAATCAACAATTGATGCATTAATCAGAAACAACAGCATTGGACTGAATGAACTTTTACAAATTAAAAAAGGGCGTTCAATAAAGTATTACGTATGATTTTAAAAATAAATGATAGAATAAACAACAGAACAGTTGATTTCTTCAATAGTTTTAGTTTGAACCTAGTTCATGATGCCATTGGTAGTTCATTTGGTTTTTCATTTTATTTTGATCCATACAACAAAGAACACAAAGAACTTGCATGTGTTTCACATTTCCATGAAGTGACACTTGAACACAATGGTGAATTATTGCTTACTGGAATTTTGTTGATGCAAGGATTCAAACATTCTTCAGTTAAAGAATTGTGTTCATTTAGCGGCTATTCATTACCTGGTGTTCTTGAAGATTGTGAAATTCCAACATCACTATATCCACTGCAATCTGATAATTTAACATTAAAAGAAATTGCAGAAAAGCTGATCAAGCCGTTTGGAATAAAAATGGAAATTGATTCATCTGTTTCAGATCGAATGAATAAAAAATTTGACACTTCAAATGCAAGTGAAACATCAACAATTAAATCATATCTAACTGAACTTGCAACACAAAAAAAAATAGTAATTTCACACAATGAAAAAGGTGAATTATTATTCACTGAATCAAAAACCAAGATTGAACCATTAATAAATTTTGATGGAAGAATTGGAAATGCAAACGGTGAAATTATACCGGCAACATCAATTGAATTAACTTTTGATGGACAAGGAATGCATTCACACATTACTTTGCAAAAACAAGCATCACAAGATGGTGGAAATGCTGGTGAAGCTGAAATCAGAAACCCATATGTTATTGGTTCGGTATTCAGGCCAACAGTCAAAACACAATCATCTGGTGATGATGTTGATACAAGTCTTGCATGCAGACAAGAATTGTCAAGGGAGTTAAAAAATATGAAATTAACAATTACACTTGATAGGTGGGAAATAGCTGGAAAAATAATAAAACCAAATAATATCATCACAATAATTGATCCTGAAGTTTATATTTACAAAAAAACATCTTGGTTTATTGAATCAGTCACATTTGATGGTGATGAAAAAAAGAATACATGCACATTGAATTGTGTCCTTCCAGAAGTTTATTCACAGCAAGTTCCTGTTTCAATTTTTGCAGGAATCAACCTACATTAAAATGAATTTAGTCACCATCATTTCATCATCCTTTGATTCCTTAAACCGTTTGAAGGTTAAATTCCTTAGAATGGGGAAATCTGATGTGCGTGAATGTATTGAAGTGTCACCGTATGGAATTGATTCAAATCCAATAAAAGACATGATTGCATTGTATGGTCCAACTGGTGAAAATGGAAAAGATGTGATCATTGGATATTTAAATAAAAACAGGCTTTCTGATCCTGGTGAAAGTAGAATTTTTTCAACTGATGCTGAAGGTGTTTTGCAAACATATATCTGGTTAAAAAATGCTGATGGAATCATGGAAATTGGCGGCGATTCTGATTTCATGGTGCGTTATTCAGCACTTGAAACTGCCTTCAATGAATTGAAATCAGATCATAATTCATTAGTGACAGCATTCAATTCACATACGCATGCAACAGCAGCAACAGGACCGCCATCACCACCAACACCAATTCCATCATCAATTCCAGCAACACCATCAACATCTGATATTAGTGGCGCTAAAATAGAAGAAATCAAAACATTATAATATATTTGCATTATGGCTGAAGTAATTTTCATTAAATTAAATAACACAAGTTTAATTTCATCAACAAAGATTGAAGAACGCATAATTGCAATTGATGAAATAATTGATGCATTATTAACCACTGCATTGACAACTGTTAATCAAGGCAATATTGCAGAATATGAACTTGATACAGGGCAAACAAGAAACCGTGTCAAATACAACACAAGTGAATCGGTAATGTCTGCAATTAACATGTATGAAAATTTAAGGCAAAGATATGTAAATAAACTTTCGCCAAGAATTGTTCGTTTAATGGATCAAAAAAACTTTAGAAGATAATGAATATATTTCAAAGGGGGTTGCTTCGTTTAAGTAACATTACAGATGCTGAATTAATTGATAATTCACCACTTTATAAATCGAAGATTGAAGAAATTGAATCTAAAGCTGAAGAATTTGAAAACAAATTTGATGAAGTTGTTCAAAAAATATCAGCAAATAGAAGTGGCGGTTCATGGGGACAATCTTATTCTGTATCATTTAACGGTGAAAAGAACATTGGTGAAATTGGTCCAATCATAAACTATCAACTTGATCATTTAAGATTAGCACAACGATCTTGGCAATCATTCTTGGAAAATGATATTTCAAAAACCATATTGAAGAAATTCACATTATGGATAATTGATAAGGGGTTGAAATTACAATCAAATCCACTTCAGGTTGTTTTAAAATCTGAAGGAATAAACATCAATGCTGAATCATTCAATGAAATTACTGAAGCAAGATGGCTTGTGTGGTCCAAATCAAAGAATTCATCATATAGTAAAAACACTAATTTAAACGAATTAGCAAAAGAAGCATTCAAGCATGCCAAAATTGGTGGTGATGTTTTAGTGTTGCTTAGATATGATATTGAATTAAAATCTGTTACAATTCAGCTTATTGATACGTGCCATTTATTGTCACCGCTTGGAAGTGAAATGACAGGTGATGGAAACAAAGTTGTTGATGGTGTTGAAATTGATAAAAATACAGGTGAACATATTGCATTCCATGTTAGAAAAAAGGGAACGTTTGAAACAGAACGCATTCCAGCAATGAGCGAAACACTAGGTATTAAAACAGCTTTCTTGGTGTATGGTGACAAATACAGAATGGACAACCAGCGTGGAACCCCCATCATTGCAACATCACTTGAAACGCTTAAAAAAATTGAACGTTACAAAGAAGCTGCCGTTGGAAGTGCTGAAGAACGTCAAAAAATAGTTTATCAAATTGTTCATGATATTGGAAGTTCAGGTGAATCACCACTTGTTGAACAATTAACACGTGCCTTTGATTTGGATTCAAGCGGTTCAAACATTCCAACGGATGCAACCGGACAACAAATGGCAAATACCATTGCTGTTTCCACATCAAAGCAGACGTTCAACATGGCACAAGGTTCTGAAATGAAATCACTGGAATCAAAGAATGAAATGTTCTTCAATGAATTTTACAGTACGAATGCAAACATTATTTGTGCTGCAATAGGAATTCCACCAAATGTTGCATTTTCGCTATATAATGACTCATTCAGTGCATCAAGGGCTGCAACTAAGGATTGGGAACATACAATTGAAGTTGAAAGAGATTATTTTAATTCGCAGTTTTATGTTCCAATTTATGCATTTTGGTTATTTATTGAGGTTTATAATAATAAAATTTCAGCACCAGGATATTTAGATGCATGGTATAAAAAGAATTGGATGGTGAATGAATCATATAACAATGCACGTTTTACTGGTCCAATGTTCCCACATATAGATCCATTAAAAGAAGTTAATGCAGAACGTGCAAAACTTGGTGATTTGGCTGCTAATATTCCATTAACAACGGTTGAACAAGCAACTGAAGTGTTGAATGGTGGAGATTCTGACAGTAATGCATTGCAATTTTCCGAAGAATTAAAAACAGCTGAACAATTAGGTTTGAAGGTAAATCCAACACCTGTTCCAGTACCAGCAATATAATTTGATTAATATAAAAGCATGTTTTAAATGTGCTTTTATATTATTTTATGAAGGTTTTGTTTGACGTATGAAGCAACTGTTTCACCTTCCTTCCATGCTTTTTGCTCTAGTTTAGAAATAATTGATTGATCAATATCTTGAAGTGAAATGTTTTTATTCTGAACTTTTAATTTTCCATTTTCTGAAATTGTCCTTAAATGTTTTTTTAAGAACGTACACAAAACCATTCCATTTTCTTTTGCAAGATCCTTCAATGAGTTTTTCAGATTAATATCAATATTTGTAATCCTTATTTCTTCGCCTGCATGATGGTTATTCTTTGCCATTTATCTTTTTTCTTCAAATTTATAAAAAATTCCGTAATATGAAAAGCGTTTTATTTTAAAATATAATTTTGCTTCATATGAACGAAATTTTATTATACGGTCCAATATGGTCTGAATCATCTTCAATATTTATTAACGCTGTTAATGAATTAGAAGGTGATAATTTAACAGTTCGTATAAATAGCGGTGGCGGTGAACCAACTTATGGATGGGGAATGGTTGCCAAATTTTCTGAATTTTCTGGAACAAAGAATGTGAAAGTTGATGGATCAGCATATTCAATGGCGGCTTTTTTCTGCTGTTATTCTGATAATGTTGAATGTTTAGATGTATCACAATTCTTGATTCACCGCGCTGCAATGTCGCAATGGTATGAACAAGAATACATGAGTGATTCAGAACGTGAAAATCTTTTGAATATAAACACGTCACTTGAAAAGGCATTCAGAAATAAAGTTGATGTTGCTAAATTTGAACAAATAAAAGGTGTAAAAGTTAAAGACATTTTTTCCATGGAAAATAGAATTGATGTTTTTTTGACTGCAACTGAAGCAAAGCAAATTGGCTTAATTTCTAAAATTGTAACAATCACACCAAAGAAAAAAACTGAAATAAATGCATCAATGAATCTTATTGCTGCATCTTATGGTTTTGACATTATGTCAATGAATAAACCAGCAATTGATTCTGCTGAAGAAAAAAAGGAATCCATAACAAGCAATTCTAAAACCCAAATAAAAATGACAATTGAACAATTAAAAGCTGATCATCCTGAACTTTTTGTTCAAGTCACTGCATCAGCAATTAAAGAAGAAAAGGACCGTGTTGGTGCTTGGATGAAATTCATTGGCGCTGATGCTGATGCTGTTGTAAAAGGTATTGAATCAGGTGAAAATCTTGGACAAACTGCAATGGCTGATTTTACAGTTAAGATGATCACTAATGCTGGAACGGTTGAAAGAATCGGTGCTGAAGGTGCAGCAGTAGTAATTGAAACAGAAAAACCAGAAGGTGTTGAAAAAACGGCTGCTGAATTGTTTCAAGACAAAGTAAATGCTAGTTTAAACCCTGAAATTAAATAATTATGTCAACAGGAACAAATGTTTTAGCGACTGCAAATCAGTCAATAACAAATTACGATTCATCAAAAATTTTCCTATGGGGAAATGAATTTATCAATGCCACTGTTGAAGCTGGTCAATATGATGATGTTTTACCTGGAACTTTAATGGGACGTATTGCTGCAACACAAGTTGTTGTTCCATTAGAATCAGATGCAACAGATGGAAGTCAATTTCCTTTAGGGATTTTGAATGGAACTGTTGAAGCTGGTGATTCAAAAGTTGCTTCAATTTGTGTTAATGGTGATGTTGATGAAGATTCAGTATTATTAACAAAAGTTGGTGACACATTGAACACAATTGTTTCTGATAGAATTTTGCGTGACAGAATTCTTGGTGATACAAAAGGAATCAATTTGATTTCTGCTGTTCAGTTATCAAAATTGGACAATCAATAATTAATTTTTACAAAACAAATAATTTAAAAGATGAAAAGTATTTTCACAATTTTAATAACATTCATTGCATCATTGATCATTTCAAGTGCATTGTTTGCAGGTCAAAATTTAGGCCTTACATTCGTTGGAATGGTTGGTGTTTCAGTTTTAGCACCACAAAGCATGACAGGATTTGCATTTGAAACAATTTCACCGCTTCAAGCACGTGGAATCTATACAGATACAATGATTGCAATTTTCCGTGAAAGAATTCCAGTAATGAGTTTTTTACGTTCGTTTTTCCCTGCAAGAACAACAATGACTAAATATGTTAGTATTGAAGTTCAACGTGGAACAGAACGTGTTGCAGTTGATGTAATGCGTGGAACAAATGGTAATAGAAACAAAAGTACATTGTCAACAATGAAAACCTTTTTACCACCTTATTTCAATGAATTCTTCTTGGCAAATGAACTTGATGTTTATGATCGTGCAATTGGTTCAACAGATCCACAAGCAATGGTTGATTTTTCACGTGAATCAGCACAAGAATTGGCAAAACTTAGAGATAAGATTGATCGTGCTGTTGAATTGATGTGTGCGCAAATCTTTGAGTTTGGAATCATTACACTTGTTAATGGTGATAATGTTGATTTCAAAAGAAAAGCGGCTTCATTGGTTGCTAACGTTGCTGGTAATACTTGGGCAACTGGAACTGTTTCACCTTATGACACATTAAAAGCTGGTGCAAAATTCTTGCGTGAAACTGGTAAAGTTATGGGTGCTAATTTCAATGTAATTTTAGGTGCAACAGCACTTGATCATTTCTTAAGCAATACAATTGTTCTTACAAGAAATGACATTAAGAACTTGACATTGGATCAAATTTCATCACCTGTAAAAAATGCTGTTGGTGCATCTTATCATGGACGTGTAACGGCTGGTGCATACACATTTGATTTGTGGACATATCCTGAAGTTTATGAAGATACAAATGGTGATGTTCAACCATACGTTAACCCAAAGAAAGTTGTAATTCTTCCAGAAACAACAAATTTTGAATTGGCTTATGGATTGATTCCACAATTAATGAATGGTGGCGCACCTCAAACAGGACAATTCTTGATTAAAGATTTTGTTGATGAACGTGCAATGGCACATGAAGTTCATATCATGTCAGCACCAATTCCAATTCCAGTTGCAATTGATCAAATGTACACTGTTCAAGTGGTTGCATAATTGAATCTGAATAATTAAATATTAAAAACCACCATTTTAAAATGGTGGTTTTTTTTATTGTATCAAAAAATCATTATATTTGAATTCAAATAATTACTAATTAATAGTTGATCGTATGAAATACACCGTAATTGCTTTATCTGTTCAAGGTAAAGGAAAAAAGATTTTCAATGCTGGTGATGTTGTCACTGCTGAAAATTTTCCTGAAGGAAATATTCCTGATTTAATCAAGAATGGTTTTTTATCTGAAGGTAGTCCAGTTAAATTGGAATCTGAAGAATTGGAATCTGAAGAATTGGAATCTGAAGAATTGGAATCTGAAGAATTGGAATCTGAAGAATTGGAATCTGAAGAATTGGAAGATCAAGTAATTCTTAAAACGGATGAATTGAATAAAAAACAAATCATTGCAAAATTGAAGGAATTAAGATCATTAAATGATTCAGTTGTGTTTGATGCGAATGATGATAAACAAACATTACTTGATTATTTAAATTCATTGGTTTAATGAACTTAGTTGATAGAGCAAAACAGGATATTCAAACAATCACATCGAATTCACTTGAATTCGGTGTGCCTGTTGTGTTTTTAGCACCTACAAGTGAAACGGCAACAATTAATTGCCTTGAATCAACACACCACACATCATTTGATTCTGTTGGTGAAAAAATCAATTCTAAACAAGCACAAGTTGCTGTTTCTGAATTACTACTGATTTCATCAAATTATCCATACATTGATTCAAACGGTGAAATTTCATTCAAAGATCATCTAGCTACAATTGCAGGTCAAACAATGAGTGTGAACCAATGGTTTCCTGACAGAACAGCATCATTAATTGTTTTAATACTTGGTGATTATGAGTAATATTAATATTATAATTCCACAATTTAGGTTTGATTTAATTGCTGATAGGCTTGCAAGCATCATTGCACTTGAATTGAATTATCAAACAGCAGTTAGTTATGATGACACAATTGATGCAAAAGTTTTCATTGAACGTTCAATTCCAATTGATGCTTCTGAACTTCCATTGGTGAATGTTGCATTTGCCGGTGCTGATTATGACAATAAAAAGCAAACATCAAAGGATGGTTCATATACATTTGAAATTGATGTTTACACAAAATCAAAAACTGATGCAACTGAAATGGCTGATAAAAAGTCAATCAAAGCATTGCAACGGATCCTTGGAATAATTAACTATGTACTTGAACATCCAGCATATAAAACACTTGATTTTGCACCAGGCTTTATTGCAACAACACTTGTTCAATCAATAAAAATTCAGGATCCAAAAGGTGCAAAAGATGCTGATTCAATCAAAATGGGACGAATTTCATTTTTTGTTCGTGTTTGCGAAACCACAACAGATCAACCAACAACAAATGTTTCAAGTTTAAACACACAAGTTCAGATTGCTGAATCTGATCAAGGGTATTTTTACGAAGTTGTAAATTCATAATTTTTAATTAATTTAGTCAAAAAAAATAATTTTTCATGCAGTATTTGGATATAATTTTTGCTTCAATTTTCGCTATAATAGGGTATTTTTTAAAGGATATTCATTCAAATTTTAAAGAACACAAAAAAAAGTAGTGACCAACAACACTTGCAGTTCAGTGAAGAAGTTGGAAAATTAAAAGGAAAAATTGAAATGGTTCAACAGCAATCAACAAATGATATTAGCAGAATTGAACAATTAACACAATTGAAACTTGACCAAATATCCAAAGATGTTTCAAAATTAAGTAAATTTTTACATCAATTCATAAATGCTAAATAATGAATTTTATCACATCTATAATAAATGACACCTTAAAGAAGGAAACAAACGGAACTATTCAATGGAATAGTTTAAGAATCATGCGTTTTGTAGGTTTTAACTTGTGTATGTTCATTTTTATGGGTGATTATTTCATGCATGGCTTCAGGCTTGAATCTTGGCTTACTGTAATTGGTTTTGCATTTGGGACTAGACTTATTGATGTAGGATCTAAAAAATTAGAAAAATAAACTTAAATCACAACCACATGAAATCACCATTCAAATTCAGATTAAAAAACGGAATGATCCTGGATCTAAGAATAATTATAACATTTGTTCTTAGTGCTGTTTTAATGTGGTTTCTTTTCTCATTCCTTATAAGTTGTTCAAGCGCACAACATCACTATGATAAATTCATTCAAAAGGGTGGAAAAATAGATTGTGTAAATGATACCATCTGGAAAAAAGATACAACATACTTGGAAGGAAAAATGATAATTGATTCATTTCCTATTCCATGTGATTGTTCAGATGTTAAAATTCCACCTTCAAAAGCTGAAGTGCGAAGGATGGACCGCCAAGAACGTGCATATTGGAAAACAATTGAAAACCAATTAAGAATAAAAGGAAAAAATACTGAAGATTCATTGAAACAGATTGTTAGAATTGAACGTCAAAATGTAAGAAATGAAAAACAGAAAACAAAACAAATTAAAAGTGACAATCATGAATCAAATGTTCAAATTAGGCAATTGACAAAACAGATTAGATCAGAAAACAAAAATGGATGGATTGATTTGATAAAATGGATTTTGATACTTCTGGTGTCATTATTCATTATGTACGTTGTATATAGAATCATCCGTGTAATTCCTAAATAGTAAATAATAAATAAACCATATGAAACAACCAACACTAAAAGAAATCAAAGATTCTTTAATAAAAAACAGAATGACTGTTTTCAATCAACTTTATTCAGTGAATTTGGGTGCAATCAGAACTATTGACAATACAGCAAACACATTTAACGATTGGCTTTATGCTTTTTATTTTGATTCAAACAGTGAAATTCAAGGTGTTGTTGTTCCTGGAACAACTGATGCTGGTGTTTTTTATAGAGAACACCCAATGAACAAACAAGGTGTTGCAATTATTCAACACAATGTTCAACATTTTGGGGCCTATCAACTGCAAGATCCAACCATTCACAAAGGACAACTTGGACATAATAAAAGAAAAGCATTCAGGCAAGTGAAAGCAATGCTTTATTGGCGTGACAATGATCTTGATAAAACACTTGATTTTGAAGGTAAAACATACAGTGAAATTGCATACACAAATGGACATTACATGGGGACTGTTGGGAATCAAGTCAACAATTGGTCCGCTGGATGCTGGGGTGGAACTGAAACAAATATGAATAAATTATTTGCAGTTGGTGACGTTCAAATAAATAAATTGAAATCTGATTATTTTTCATTTGCATTGATTCATGAAAATAATTTCTAAAACAATAAAATAATCATTCTACCTAAATGTTATTTTTTAAACCAGCACAATTGATTTTGTTGCTGGTTTTTTTATGCTACAAAAAAAAACCATTCAGAAATGAATGGTTTTCTATTTTACGTCTGGCAAACATAAATTGTAACGACAAAATTACAATCAAATATAATAATTTAAATTAATCATTGTATTTCTTCATTCATAATTGTTGCATTAACTTCAATTATTGAATCAGGTGCATTATTTGCATTGTCAGGATATTGAATTGAACCATCATCAGAAATAACACCTTGATCAGCTTCAATTGATTTTTGCATTTCAAGTGACATTGGACCATATTTGGAAATCAATCTTTTGATAACTGTTTTTGAACACATTCCATTGAAATTTGTTTGCCATGTTCCATTTGCATTGTCAAATGTTTTTGAAAACTTTTTACCATGCAATTTTAATTCTTCTGTTGACATGAAAATTGTTTTTTCAAATCCATTTTTCAGTTTAAAATATGCAGCAAAACCAACTATTTCACCATTTGAAGGTTTATCAAAATCAAAAACATATCCAATCAATGGATTATTTGAAATCAATTGACCGTTATAAATTGGTGATTCACCAATTGTTGTATATTCACCAGATCTGATTGCTAACTGAATTAATCCTTTTGCACTAACCTGAAATTGTGCAACTGTTTTTTTTACCCATTGTCCATTAACATTTGTTGATTGATTATAAGGAACAATCCATGCATGTCCAATGTTGTTGTTGATTGGTAAGTTTAAAACAGCAGCCATTGCAGCAGCTTGAAATACGCTTGATGGTTCTGCATTAACCAACATTGGGTTTGAACTCACAACTTGCATCACCGATGTAATGTAATTAGTTGAATTTTGTCCCAATAGTTCATTGAATTTTTCCAATACTTTTGGTGAATTCATAAAATCTTTGATTGGGTTTTTTGACACTTCTAAATTTTGATTCATTTTGTTTTATTTTGGGTTATTATTAAAAAATATTTAAATTCCTATATTAAAAAATATTTAATGGTTTAACATCATCACCATATCCACACCAATTACCTGTTTTTTTGGCTTCTGAATAACTTTGAAGGTCCTGAAGGTATATTTCCCTCCCGTTTGCCATTGTGTCATTGTCAGCGTAAAATAAATTGACTAAATACGGTGGTGTTTTTTCAACAGCTACAAATATAAATGAATCAGGATTCATTCCATTGTGCATTAAGCCTTCAAAGTAGAATGGTGCTTGTATATTGTATCTATATTTCCGCGCGTCCCTTCTGAATGCTTCTGTTGATGCATCTTCTGTTGATTTAAGATCAAGAACTATTCTTTTAAAGGTATTATATACATCTGGTTTTATTTTACATTTAACGCCCGTTTCTGGATTGGTCCAATAAAAAGGGTGTTCAATCAAACAATTGAATGGATTCAATAAATCTTGCAACAGTTTATTTTTCTTAATTGAATTTGCCATTCCTTCAATCTTGATGTAGTTTTCAAGTGATAAAGGAAATTTTCCTTTGTTATTTTCAAGGAATGTTTTCTTTGCCATTCTTGAACCACTACCACTGAATTTTGGTGAAATAACAAACTGATCAGCAAATAAATGATTTTCCAATACAAACGTGTGAAATGCACTTCCAAATATTAATGCATCTGATTTTTCTTCATCATATTCTTCTGATTGTCTTATAATCAAATATTCATATTCATAATGTGCTGGTGATTTGTTAACCAGTTTTAATCCTGAATTTGATATTTCATCAATTGATTGGTGGTATAACTTGTTTTCGTCCATATCAAATAAATTCAAGAATTAAACCTGTTATTCCAAAGATTAACATCATTATCCAAAAAGCTATTTTAAATTCCTTTGAATTGAATAATCTTATCATTTCACGTTTAAATTGTTCAAGCCTGAAATCATACATTACAAATGCACCTTTCAACGTGTTCTTAAATTCGTGTCTGTATTTAAATTCAATAAATGGTTTTTTCATATCTGTAATTATTTTTCACAAACATACATAAAAAATAATTAAAAATAAATACACAAATAAAAATAATTTATTTGTATGTTTGCAGAAACAATTTTAAAATCATGACAGCATACGAAGAAATAAAAGAAAAATGTTCAGAACTTGATGTTTCTATATCAAGCATATGCAAAGAAGCATCAGTTGATAGGCAACTGGTTGAACGCTGGAAAAAACAAGATCCAAAATCAATTGTTATTTACAATAAATTGATTGGAATTCTTAATGATAAACAACAGGAATTTAACGACAAGAAATTAATATAAGTAACCAATAAATAAATCATATGTATAAAACAACACTAACAGGCAACATTGGAAATGATGCTGAAGTAAAATCATTTGAAAATGGACAATCAGTAATTACATTTTCAGTTGCACACACCGAAAAATGGAAGGATAAACAAGGTGTTCAGCAAGAAAAAACAGAATGGATCAGATGTCAAATGTGGAAACCTTCAGATAAATTGACAATTGCACAGTATTTGAAGAAAGGCACTAAATTGTTAATTGAAGGCCGTGTATCTGCTAGTTCATGGATTGATAATTCAACAGGCACACCAGTTGCAAAATCACAGGTTGAATTGAATGTTTCAAACCTTGAATTTATGTCAGCACCACAGGCTGCAGTACAAACGAATGCACCAGCACCAGTTCAGGCAGCACCAGTTCAAACACAACAAGCTGTTGCACAACCAGCACAAACGATTGCACAACCATCTGTTGCCGATGTGAACAACCCTGATATGGATTTACCCTTTTAATTTATAAAAAATAATGCTAAGAGATTACCAAGAAACCACAGTTAATGAAGTTCGTGAAGCATACATTCAAAAATACAATACACCACTTGTTGTGCTTCCAACAGGCGCTGGAAAAACAGTAGTTTTTTGCCACATTGCACAAACATCTGTTAAACGTGGTAAACGTGTTTTAATACTTGTTCACCGTGTTGAATTATTGCGCCAAACATCAGCAAAATTAAATGAAAATGGTGTGAATCATGGGTTGATAAATCCTAAATTCACACCAAATTTAAATGCATCAGTTCAGGTTGCATCAGTTCAAACATTAGTGAATAGATTAAGCAAAATAAATGCACCTGATCTTATTATAATTGATGAAGCACATCATTCAACAGCTGGATCTTGGAATAAAATAATTAATTTTTTCCCAAATGTAAAAATTCTTGGTGTTACAGCAACACCATGTCGATCTGATGGAACTGGACTTGGAAATATTTTTGATAAATTGATTGTTGGTCCACAGATTGCAGAATTAATTCAGCGTGGATTCCTTGTTAAACCAATAGTTTATGCACCAGCATCAAGGGTTGATTTGAAAAGCATTAAAATAACGCGTGGTGACTATGACAAAGATCAGATTGCACAATTAATTGATAAGCCAAGAATCACAGGTGATGCCGTTTCACATTACATGCGTATTGCTGATGGAATGCCTGCTGTTGTTTTCTGTATTTCTGTTATGCATTCACAACATGTTGCTGAAGAATTTCGGGCACGTGGATATAAGGCGTTTTCAGTTGATGGAACAATGGAAGATTCAATTCGTGAAAAATTACTTTCAGGACTTGGAAATGGATCTGTTGATATTATCACATCATGTGATTTAATTTCTGAAGGAACTGATATTCCTGCAATTGGGTGTGCAATATTATTGCGCCCAACAATGTCAACTGGGTTGTATTTACAACAACTTGGGCGTGCTTTAAGATTATCAGAAGGAAAAACAAAGGCAATCATTTTGGATCACGTTGGAAACACATTGATTCATGGAATGCCTGATATGATCCGTGAATGGTCCCTTGAAGGATCAAAGAAAACAAAAAAATCAATTTCTGAAACTGGAATAAGGGTTTTGCAATGTTCATCATGTTTTGCAATGTTTGAACCAAATGTTGGAAATACATGTGATGTTTGCGGTGAATCAATGAAAATTTCAGCACGTGAAATTGAACAAATTGAAGGTGAACTTGTCAAACTTTCTGATGAAGAAATTGTCATTCAGAAAAAAGAAAAACAGGAACAAGTGCGAAAAGCAAGAACGCTTGAAGAATTATTGAAGATCCAAAAGGAAAATGGATATAAATATGGATGGGCGCAACACATGTTTAATGCCAGGAATAAAAAAATGTTACAAATTGAAACGCCTGCAAAAATAACCATTAAATTTGATGGTAATGAAGAATTAATTAATCTGGATGATGTGTTGATCAACATGAATGAAGAATTGATTGATTTAAATGAAGAAATTTTATAAACCTTAAACCACAGAAAAATGTACTTATTTTTTGACACTGAAACAAATGGATTGCCTAAAAGCTGGAATGCATCAGCAAATGATGTTGATAATTGGCCTCGTATAATTCAACTTGCATACATCGTTTGTGATGAACACATGAATGTAATTGAAGAATATAAACAACTAATTAAACCTGATAGTTGGATTATTCCAGTTGATAAGTTTTGGATTGATAATGGCTATTCAACAGCCACAAATCAATTGCTTGGAATACCAGCTGTTGATGTGCTTAATGTGAAATTCTTGAATGCAGTAAACAGATGCAAATACATGATTGCACACAACATGGCATTTGATAAACCTGTTGTTGGCGCTGAACTTCTCAGATACGGTTTAAAATCTGAACACAAACCAATTCCAATATGCACAATGAAATCAACCAATTCATGGGTTGGTGCTAAAAACAAAAATGGTGGCGCAAAATGGCCAAAATTATCTGAATTACACATTAAATGTTTTGGTTTTGATTTTGATGGTGCGCATGATGCACTTGCTGATGTGCGTGCAACAATGCGTTGTTTCAAATATTTATTAGAAAATGATATTATTGATGAATGGAAATCATAAATTAAAAATTATATTTACACCCCTTAGTTAATCAGAAACATAAACCACCGAAAAATGAATAAAATTTCCTTTAGTACTTCAGAAACAAATATTCTTAAAATCATAATGTTGAAACTTTCTAAATGTGGTGTGTCCATTTTTAGGAATAATGTTGGAACTGGTTGGATCGGAAAAGTTCACAAAGTTACAAAACCAATAATGGTTCATTTAAATGGTGTTCCAGTACATATGAATCCAGGTGATATTTTTATAAAAGATCCACGTCCTTTGAATGCTGGATTATTTAATGGTTCATCTGATTTGATTGGCTGGAAAACTATTGAAATAACACCAGAAATGGTTGGAAAAAAAATTGCCGTGTTCACTTCAATTGAAGGTAAAAAACACAATGGAAGAATTTCACCAACACAAGCTGTTTGGATTCAGAATGTAAAAAATGCTGGTGGAATAGCTGCTGTTGCAAGAACTGAACAGGAATCTGAAGATGTTATCAATAAATTTTTAACTGACATAAAATCATGAATGACATCAAACAGCTAAAAGAAGATTGTTCAATTGTTGATGTTGTTTCTAATTATGTTCATCTTGAAAAGCAAGGAATCCATCACAAGGGACTTTGTCCATTTCATGAAGATACAAAACCAACGTTGACTGTTACAGAATCAAAGAAGAAATACAAATGTTTTGCATGTGGTTCTGGTGGTGATCAGTTTGATTTCTTGATTGCAATGGGGCACACAATGCCTGAAGCAATTGATGAAATTAAACTTGGAATGGGTGTTTTGGATATTAACCCAATAAAAATTAATGTTCCAAAGAAAACTGAAACTGTATGGAAGGTGAAATATCCATTTCCTGAACTAAACGGTTTCAAGCATTATAAATTTGGAGCACCCACCAAAATATGGACATACAATGATGTTGAAGGAAATACACTTCAGCACGTTTGTAGGTTTGATTTTGAAGATGGTTCAAAACAAGTACTTCCATTAATTTGGGCGCAAAATGAAAAAACATATGATTGGCGCTGGATGGCCTTGGAAAAACCACGGCCAATATATAATTTGGATTTATTAAATAAATTTCCATATGCTTCAATACTTGTTGTTGAAGGTGAAAAAACAGCACAACATGGACAAGAACACATTGATCCATCAAAAGTGATTGTTACAACGTGGATTGGTGGTGCAAATGGAATTAAGAATGTTGATTGGTCCCCTTTGAAAGATCGTAGAATTATATATTGTCCAGATCATGATACAAAACAAAGATATGGTGATTCACATAAATTAGCTGGAAAATTAAAACCATGGTATGAACAACCAGGAAACCATGCAATGCTTGAAATCAATAAATTAATTTCAACTGAATTAAATATTACTGATTCTAGATGGGTTAATGTTCCAAATACCTTTGATGATAAATGGGACATTGCAGATAAAAACTGGAATCAAGGTGAATTGCTTCAATTTATATATGGAAACATCACTGATGTTCCTGTAATAAATACTGAAGACAGGCAATCAGATGATAATCTGAAGCCATTCACACCGCCAATTGTTATTTCTGAACATCATGATGAAGCACCCATAAAAATGCATGGTGTTGATAATCTTGGTAAAGTAAATGTTTTTGAAAATGATCACTTCAGATTCCTTGGTTATGATAAGGATGAAAATGGAAAATTAATATATTTTTTCTTTTCGTTTGATGCAAAAACAGTCATTAAATTAGCGCCATCATCAATGACAAAATCAAACTTGATGATGCTTGGACCAATTAATTGGTGGGAAAATTTCTTTCCTGGAAGAACAGGATTGAATATTGATGCAGCACAACAATATTTAATTTCATATTCACATACATGTGGAATATTCAAAGAAAAATCTATTCGGGGGCGTGGTGCTTGGATTGATAATAAACGTTTTGTTGTGCATACAGGAAACACACTTATTGTTGATGGTGAATTTATTCCATTAAGAAAATTTGAATCAAAGTATGTTTATGAAATCAATGATCAATTAGATTTTTCTATTGGACAAAAAATGTCCACAACAGATGGCAGGCAAATAATTGATATGATTTCATCTTTACGCTGGGAACGTGAAGTGAATGCATATCTTTTGGCAGGATGGTGTGTGATTTCGCCATTTTGTGGTGTTTTACCTTGGCGGCCACACATTTGGGTTACTGGTCCAGCTGGATCAGGAAAATCATGGACCATGGAACATGTTGTGAAAAAATTGGTTGGTGAAATTGGCGTTGTGATGCAAGGAAAAACAACAGAAGCATATGTTCGTGGAAAACTTCAAAATGATGCATTACCAGTTCTTTTTGATGAATCAGATGTTGATTCACATAATGATAAAGAACGCGTTCAATCTGTTTTGGCACTTGCAAGATCATCAAGCTATGGAAACGGTGGTGTTGTTGGTAAAGGAACACAATCTGGTGGTTCAAAAGAATATCAGATTAGATCCTGTTTTGCGTTTTCATCAATTGGTGTTCAGCTTAATCAACAATCTGATAGATCAAGATTCACAATGCTTGGACTTCGTTCATTTGAAGGCTTCAAAAGTGATTCAGATTTTGCAGCTTTTCATGATCAGTGGAATTCAATTGTGAATAATGATTTGGTGAAATCACTTCATTCAAGAACAATGTTTTTGCTTCCAACAATACTGAAGAACATGAAAACATTCACTGATGCAGTCACACAAGTAATTGGAAACAGAAGGATTGGTGATCAAGTTGGTGGAATGCTTGCTGGTGCATATAGTTTGATTTCAAATAATGAAATAACACTTGTTGATGCCATTGAATGGGTTAAAAAACGCGACTGGAACGAAGAACAATCACTTGAACAAACAAAAGATGAATATCAATTGTTTGGACGTATCATGTCACAAGTGACATTTGTTGATTCACAATATGGAAGGGTTGACAGAACAATTGGTGAACTTGTTTCACTTGCATGCAATAGATCTTCAGAAGTTGGAATTTCATTTGATACAGCCAATTCAAGATTAAGAAGATTTGGAATAATTATTACAAATGAAAAGATAATCATTTCAAATTCATCACCTGAAATTTTGAATATCATCAAAGATTCTTCATGGTCCAGAAATTACAATAAAATTCTTGAAAGACTACCTTCAAGCGAAAAGATGGAATCAAGGACATTCACACCAGGATTAAAATCAAGAGGAATTGCACTTCCAATTTCATTAATATTTGATTAAATCCGTAAATAAAAACAACCTAATGAATTAAATTATAATTTTCAAACGGTTTATTTTGTGTGGTTGATTCCAAAGAAGATGTGCACCTGTTATGGGTGTGCATCTTTTTTTTTGAGTAAAAAATATATTTTTTAATATTTTTTAGTATTTCTATTGTTTTATTCTTTTTTATGTATATATTTGCTAAACAGAAACCAATTAAAAAACAGAAACGATGCCACAAAACACATTTCAACCATTTTCAAAAAATACATCAAGACTTAAAAAATGGTGGATCACCAAGGTTATTGATGATAAAAACAAAATCATTGAATCAGGTTCATTTAATCAAAGTTTATACGAAAAATTCAAACAAATAGTAAACACACCAGTTTGTTATGTCAAGAAATGAAAACAGATTCAAAAAGAAATCAATTCAGATTCAAGTTGAATTCAATCATTTGAAGGATTTGAATGTTGTCTTTGAAGAAATAAAAAAACAATTAAGATACGGTGAAAATTACGGAAGAAAACAAATTGAAGAATCAATATTTTATGAATATAATCTTCAATACAGTAAAGTTCCGGATTATAGAGAAGAAAAAATAAATGATGCATGGTGCATGGTTATAAAATCAAAAATCAAATAAAATGAACTTACAGGTAAAAAAGAAACAGATGCTTGATGCAATTGAATTAATTGATAAGGCAGTTCAATATTCAGAAGATATTGAAAACACAGCACGCGTGAAACAACTTGAAAAAAGCGCAATGATTCTGATTGAAGAAATTGGAAGAAATGAATTCTTTGAAAGTGATTATCAAACAATCATTAATCAGTTGAATGAGTTTGTGAAAGCAATTGAAAATGGAACAGATGCACAAGTGCTTGCAAAGATTGGTGTTTTATGCAGTGAATCAAAAGTGATTCTTGGTGAAATAAATCGAAGAAATGGAAACTAATATTAACCACATGAACCATTTAAAAGAAATATTTGATCAGAACTTCAAGAAAGCAATGATTGTCAATAATCCAGAACGCTTCAAAAGACGTTACAAAACACTGTATTATGATGTGATTATTCCAACAATTGAATTTGCATACAATGAAACACAAAACAATAAAGGGCAACTAATTGAAGTTGTAAGAAATTCAAGAACAATGGCTGCTGAAATTGCATCAACTGAAAAGGCGCTTGAAATTTGGAAGAATGAATTCCTTCAAAGATTTGGAACTGATAATATTTCAGATGTAATGAAGAAAATTGACAAACTTCAGGAAAATAATGAATCATACAGAAAGCTTGCAAGGCGCTATCTATCTGAACAATCAAACAATCAATTAAACCAAATAACAAAATAAATCATGACAAAAATTAATGAACCAATTGTGAAGTCAACTAAGAAAAAAACAGATGAAACAACACCTGTTATTATAACAGTTGAAACATTTGAAGATTCATCATTGAATCAATTAAATGACTATTTATTGACAACAGATCAAGTGATTGATCAAGCAAAGAATTCAATGATAATGGATTCAATTGGATCTGATGAAAAACTGAATCAATTCATTGAATCTTATTCATCATTGATAATTTCAGGAATTGAAGATATGACAACATACAAGGTTGTGAACGCTGCAATTTCTGAAGTAAAGAAAATGCGAACAAACCTTGAAAAGAAACGCAAGGAATTGACAGCACCAGCACTTAGATTTCAGAAAGCCTTAATTGATGTTGAAAACATTTATTCACCTAAATTAAAGGAACTGGAAGAAAAATTGAAAGCTGAAAAAACAAGGATTGATGATGCAAAAGAAGCAGCAAAAAAAGTGCTTTATAATGAACGCGTGAACAAGTTGGTTGCAGCTGGCTATGAACTTGCAAGCGGTTTTTTCATTTGTGGTGCATTACAGGTTCCAACAACTGAAGTGACTGAATATTCAAATGATGAAATTGAATTTTATGTTCTTGAAGGCACGAAAGAACTTGAGCGCAAAAAAGCTGAACAGCTAAGAAAAGATGAACAAGAACGGTTTTTAAAAGAACAACGTGAAGCACTGGAAGCTGAAAAATTAGAACTGGCAACAATGAAAGCTGAAATGCTTCAAATGAAAGCTGATATGCTGAAGGAACGCCAAGAAATACAGGCGCAAAAAACAGCACTTGAAACAACATATGAAACGGCTATTGAACAACCACATGAACCAGTAATGAACCCAAACCCAATTGAAGGTAATGGAATGATTGTAATGGAAGGAACACCACCACCAGCATCAATTCAAATGGCTGAACAGTCAAAACCAATAATACAAAGCACATCAGAAAAGATTGCAGCATTGAATAAAAATGAACCAATAATTCAACCTGTTATTATTCCAGCTGATGTTCCAATTGTCGTTTCAGAAGAATTCAAGCGCGGTTTTGATTACTGCAAAATTGAAGTGTGCAATATCTTAAAAACAAGAGCCGATTTGAAGTCAAGAGCAGAATTTATTGAAGCAATAAACCTTCTATAATGAAAGCCACAACTAAAACTGCAATGAAAGCAACAACAAAAATCATAATAGTATTGACATATTCTTTTTATGTGTCAATACTTGTTTTGTTCTTTTATTTGTGTATAACGAACGGAAATAAAAAACAAACTGTAATTCCTGAAGAAACAATTGAATATGAAAAACCTGTCACGATTACTGATTCAAACAGGATTGATTATGATTGGGTTAATGATAATGAATTGCATGTAAATAAACGAAGTGTATATGATTACATGATTAATGATAAATAACGGTTACAGCTATACGTCAGGTTTTGTTTTTCACAAAACTTGAGTATAGGTGGTGTTACAGGTAGTAGGGATTTCTACCACAAAAGTTAATTAGAAGTACAAACAAAAAAGAATTTAAAAATGAGTGGGGGCAAAAAAGAAAAAATTAACGTATTGTCATTATTTGGCGGTATAGAGTGTGGAAGAGTAGCACTTGACAGAGAAAATATAGACATTAATAAATATTACAGTAGTGAAATTTGCAAGGATGCTATAAAAGTTGCAGATGGAAATTATAGCGATATTGTGCAACTTGGAGATATAACGAAATGGAAAGAATGGGATATTAATTGGGGAAGTATTAATCTACTACTTGCTGGATTTCCTTGTCAAAGTTGGAGTTTAGCAGGGAAGCAGAAGGGGATATTAGATGAACGTGGAAAACTTGTTTATTGTATGATTGATATACTAAGCGAGATAAGGAAAACAAACCCTGATATTAAGTTTCTGTTTGAAAACGTAAAAATGAAACCTGAATATTTAGATTTTTTGAATGAAAAAATTGGAGTTTACCCTATACGTTTTAATAGTAAAGATGTTTCTGCTGGTATGCGAGATAGATATTATTGGACTAACATTGAGAATGTGAAACCACTACCGAAAAGGGATATTAAACTTAGTGATGTTTTAGACAGCGGAAAAGTAGATAGAGAAAAGGCTTTGTGTATTACAAAAAGATACGAGGGTTTTAGTGGTTCTCAATCTTATTTAAGACGTAGGTATTTTGGCAAAAGTATGGGGCAAGCTGTTTTTGAGAATTGTGAACCGATTGAGCAAATGGAAATGTGGAAAGCTGATGACCGAAAAGAATATAATACAGTTGGTATTATAAGAAGTTTAACCACAAGAGAATGTGAGAAAATACAAACACTACCAGTTGGCTATGTTGAGAATATAATAGGTGATAATATGAAAGCAAAGGGTGTGATTGGGAATGGATGGACAGTAGATGTGATTGCTCATATTTTTTCTTTTTTAAAAGGGGGGGGGGAATTTTTAAATTCTTTTTCTAACGAAAATGTTTAATCGAAGCACTACATCCCTATTACTGCTAACGACTTGCTGCCTGGCGCACGGCCCGACTTTTTAAACAAATCGTTACACCGAAGTTAAGATTATTTTGATTCAAATTAATCGTTGTTTCGAAGCAAGATTTGAGGGTTGGCGCCAGACAGTTGTTAGCGGTATTATTTTTTGTATATTTCCAAAATATTATCTAGCACTTTAATTAAAATAAAAGCAGTACATTTGCACCAATTTTTATGACATGGCTAAGAAAAAAGAGGAGATCATAACAATTCATAATATTAAAGGTACGAATCATCGGCAAATACATGTTGATGGAGCGAGTGCAGGAATTACCCCTTCAGGATATATTAATGTTAATTTTTATAGTGAAAGAGGAGTGATTCCAAAATCTACATCATTTAAAATTAAGGAAGATGGCACTTTAGGATCTGTTGTAGGTCATTCTGAAGAATCTAAAGATGGAATTGTGAGAGAATTTGACTTTGGAATTTTTGTAGACATCAATACATGTAAAAGTTTAAGACAACTTTTGGATCAAAAAATAAAAGAATATTATCAATATACTCCCGAAAAACAATAACTATGTATAATAGGCATTCAACATCGTTTACTGAAGATAGTGGCAATTTATATCTCACTTTGGGAGCAATTGGATTATCATTGATAAGTTACAGTGAACCTAAAGAACTCGAGCCAATTTTGAATAGGACAAATTATGAACAAACAATAGATTTCTCTAGGGCTATGGACTTTGACGATGAATTAACAAATCACGCAATGATGCTTGCCCAAACAAGTTTGTCGGATGATTGGGATAATGAGGATAGTGCAAATTGGGAATCTTATTTGTGATTTTATCGTGAATTATAATCAAGGGGATATTGTTCTGGTTCCATTTCCATTTACAGATGGAGCCAACTCGAAACCAAGACCAGCAATTGTTGTCTCCAATTCTAAAGTAAATTCGACTCAAGACGTTATTTTAGCACAGATAACATCTCAGCCACGTGCTGATGATTTTTCGTTTGCTTTAGAAAATTCTTCATTAGACATACCATTACATCAGTCAAGTCAAGTGCGTTGTCACAAAATATTTACTATGCAAAAGTCTGTGATAATAAAAAAAATATCTTCTCTTAAATCTTCAGGCATTACATCATTAAAGTCAAAAATAACGGGTTGTTTATAGTTACCGCTAACTGTCGTATAAGCGCCCGTTTCAATGGCGCTTATACTTTGTTATTTATCTGTTAATCAATTAAAATTATTAAATAATTATGGCAAAAAGAACATATTTCACCAAACAAGATATGATTGAGTTTGGAAAATTCATTGTTTCAGATACCAGGCGTGGAATTAAACAACGTGAAGCACGCAAATCATTTGATGAAGGAATAATCAATTCACTTGGTTGGGCGGCTGCTGAACGGTTTGTTTGTGAAAAGGATCTAGAGTTATGGAAGGAGTCAAAAGAAAAATAAACCTGTAAATTGATATTATGAAAAAAAATATTACAATTGTAAGTTTCGTTAGGATTGCTAAAAGCGCATTTAGTGTCGCTGCTGCGGTTCAAGAATTGTCAGCGATTGAAGACAAAATAATGTGTGAACTGAAGAAAAACGAACGTAAAAATAAAACGAAATGAAAAAATATTCATTACTTGGTGAATTGCTGGTTGTTATTATATTCCTTATTATTCACAAAATTTTTTATTAAAAAAAATCCTGATTGTTAGTCAGGATTTTTTTATTGCATCAATTCAGGTTTTTTCAATCTATTGTTTGATTCATCAGGTTTATTTCATCATCCTGCATGTTCATCTGATCATCATCATCATCATCATCATCATCATCATCATCATCAGAACTGGTTGCATCTTCATAAAAATCACTTTCTTGATCTTCTGAATCATCTTCATAATCCAATTTAGGTAAATCATCAACCACACTTATTTCTATTGGTTTTGAAGGTATCATTTCGCTTCTAACAACCTTAGCCATCATCATCTTGTTTTTATCAATCACATCAAGATTAAATAAATTATATTCATCCTCACTTATGAATTCTTTTTTCATTATTTTGTTGATGTCTTTGTAAATTCTGAATGATCCATTTTCCAGCTTTGAAACCTTGAAAATTTCATTATTAACTTTGTTGAATTTTGATACAATGCATCTTATTGTGACTTCTATTCCATTGAATATTATATCATCACCAATATGTTGTTTATATCCACTCCAATCTTTTAATTGGCTTTCAATTGTTTCACTTATATTCATTTTACTTCTTTTTGTTATTTTGGTTATTTCAACCATATCTTCATTGATTTGGTTGGTACTAAATTTTTGATTTATCATTTTCAACTGTTCATTCACTTCTGAAACATTTCCACGAACAATTATTGATGATCCTTTTTGCATTATTGCTAATAATTTCAAATCCATGTCATTATATTTTTAATTTAATTTATATATTTTCATCAAATATAAACATATTTTAAAACTATCAACTTTAATTTTTATTTTTTAGCAACAAAAAATAATAGTCAAAAGTTGCCAATAAACATATATTACATACAAACACTAACATATAATATAATTCAATAATATGTTTTTCGTTAAAAAACGATTATAGTTATAACGCAATTTTAACATAAAAAATACAAACAGTAATATAGTTATGTTGTTTTTTATGCATAAAATATATAAATAGTAACAAAATTATGTGTGCATTCATATAAATATATGCTATATATAGCGATTTGCCCCAAAATTTTGTTGCTAAGCAACGGTTGTTGCAACACGGAAACCGTTGGTATCACTCGATTGCAACAAAACAACACAAATTCCAAGATATAGATACATATAGAAAGAATAATAAAATAATACATCAACAAAAATAAACCCCTCTTATATTATATATATTTATATTTTTATGTAGTAATGTAGTAATTAATAGCGAAACGCCCAATTTTAAAGGGCTAGAAGGGTGCAACAAAATAAAAATAAAATGTTGCAATTGCAACAAAACGTCTTAATGTATTGATAATCAATACACAAAAATGTTGCAACTGTTGTTGTCATGTCTGGACACTATGAATGAATGATAATGATGTACTAATGATGGATGATAGGTGTGATGACATGATACAATGATGATAATGTATAATGAAGCCTTCAATGACATGTATCAAAAGATGTGCATGAATGATTGAATGATGATACGTAACGACACTTAATGATAGTTAATGTACGATGTGATGTAATAAACTATTTAAGTGCCTTAAAACGAATGAATGAATAGATGGTGTGATTCACCTTGTAATTATTTATTTATATTTATGTACACGCGGCTGTTTATTGTGTTGTTTATTTATAGCCTTGAAATATAAGGTACTCCCAGCGTTTTCAAGGGCTGGCGCAATAAATGCGAAGC